CGAGTGCGTTCTGTTGGTGTCATCCCCCAGACAGGAATGACCGCACCGTTGCCAGACTCTGGAAAAGGAACGTCTACTTTTTGCCGTTTCGCAATTTCGAAGAACGCCTCATTCGTCAGAATTTCCCGTGTCATCGTCGTCTACCTCTGGTTGTGTTTCTGTGGGTAAAATCGCGTCGCGAATACCCTTCTCGAATCGTGCCTGCTGTGCCGTCGCTGCCGCAAACTTAGCATTGAAGACATCCAGTCCCCAGCCACGCGCCGCCAGTGCTGCCGTACACTCATCATCGGCAGGCGTAGCAATACCCATCATGACAAGCTGAAATGCGTCTTTGTGATCGATCACTGTCCCAGCGGGCAACAGCCCATCGATAATCAGTGACTTGTCCGTGCGGCTTGTTGGCCGTCGCGTCGATATTAGTTTTGCTTTCACTTGTCAGGCCTTATGTTGCATAGGTTGGCAGGCCGTTAGTTTTCAGGCTTACCGATAGCTTAACGCCGTCATCCATCGCAACGGAGACGCCAATGCCAACGCCCGCGATCTTGAACGGCATAGTCGTTGCGCCCGTATCGGCGAACGTGATCTGCCCGTCGAGCTGGTTAGCAACCACCGTTGTTGGTGTCGTGATTTCGTCGGTGAATATCTGCTGACTCGCCGTAGCCGGTAGGAACCAGATTTCAGCGTCTACTGTGCCGCCTTCTGAATATCCTGTGGCCAGATACTCGTGGCCCGCGCCTGATGTGTTCAAGTTCGTGTATTTAAATGTTTCCGACTCCGCACCACTGTGGTCAATCGAAATCACTTCCGCCATCGCAGTTAGAACGGTGGCTACGTCAGCCGATAATACGGACCCTTTTGAAATTGTTGGCATAGCTGCCGCTCCTTATTGTTTAAGTTTTTTGGCTTCTTTTTCGATCATCGCTGCGATCTTCAGTCGCATTTTTATCATCGCCGCACCGCTGTTCTGAATGAACCCAAATGCCACCGCTGGTGATGCTGGCATCTGTCCACGGTTTGCGCCACTTCGGGTAGTTCTGGCTTTCGTTCCCATGAAATACCAGTGAGCGTTTTGCTTACTGATGCCCACGCCGCCACCAGTTGGCGAGTGCTCTTTTCGTTTACCGACTCCGGCACCCACTTTGGCAACCGTCTGCCCTTGCTTGCGTCGCCGCTTGAATCGTGCCGCTATCGTTGCCCGTGCTGACACATTGTCTGTGTTCGCCCGAATTCCTTTTCTTACCTCACCCAACCCCGCACGAATGCCGCTACCCACTGCTTTTTGCGCAACCTTATCGCCTAAGATTTTCAAGTTGCGATCGAGTTGCTTATCGCCCGTCAGGAACTCAGTCATAGCGGATCTCGTTTCCGGAAATGTCGAACCCGTTAGGCGTTGAGACAATAAACGCTGCCGCCCCGTCCTTGCGAGTCCGAATGCGATACTGAGTCCTTCCGGTATCGCTCCAATCCCAGTGACTTAATCCCATTTCGAGTTGTTCAACGGTATAAGCGTAAGTCGTCCCGTCGATGCTCCGGCTGATGATGTCGCCGATAGCTGGCTCTCCGATTGTCAACGCTGCTGCGTTTATCAACCAATCAACCAACTCGACGACAGTTTCCTGCCCCACATGCCCCATCGTTCCGAATCGCGTTGTGCCCTCAATCGCACGACTGATCGTGAGAACGGTTGCACCTCGCGTATAGGTGACGGACGCCCCGGCACAATGCCGGGACGCTGCTAACCCTGCTTTCAAGGCTCGCTCATGTGGGGACAAGGTCACCGCTACACCTCAACCGCTTCAGTGATGGTAATCGCGTCAGTCGTAAACAACGGAACGCCGAATGCCGAGTCAGGGAACGGAGCGGGCGAACCTGTTGGGTTCGTGGCCGTTCGGCCCTGCTGGAGTTCCTTCCGCATCGTGCGGTTGGTAATCATGAAGTCTGGACCCATGCCAGCCGGGAAGACTGCCAGTAGATCGGAAATCAGATCGTCAGTCAGTGGCTTGGTATCTGTCGTGACTGACAGGTTTGCAATCCGACCGATACTGTACTTGCCGCCGAGTTGAAGCCCGATGTACATACTCGCAGGAGTGTAATACACCGGATGATTGCTGTCGTTTGCTTCGGTGACAATTGTATCACCGAGGTTAACTCCCTGAGCCATCGGAGTGACCAGTTTACAGTCGTTGTCACCAGCCCTGATAGCGTACAGCGAAGACTGTTCTGCTGCGGTTGTGCCAGCTCCATTGATGACCATTGCGTCAGCCAACGCGTCCAGATCCGTTGATTGCAGGAACCCAGTGAATCCAGCCGCATCGCCTGGCGATGTCGTGCCGTAGATCACCTGCTGCTCAAGAATAAACAACGCTGCCGCCAGATGCCGAATGCCTTCGCGGGCAATTAGATCTTCTGGGCCTTTCCGCCATGCGTTCGCAACGGCGTAGTCAACACGCCAAGAGAAGTCGAGAATCGTACACGTTGATGTGACGACGGTATCGACTGACTGATCGTAATCTCGGCCAGCATTTGCCGCACGAAACCCAACAACAGGAGCACCAGTGTACTTGTTGTATTTATGAGTTTCCGAGCCATCAGCCGTGTCGCTGATCGGTAGTCGTGCAACCAGTGGCGAGGCGTTAAGCACCTCGCTGGTTGTTGTCGGGTCAACGTCGAGTGCGTCGGAAACGAAGTCCGCCACTGTGAATAAATCGTTAGCCATTGTGGCTCCTTCTTATTTGTTTGTCTGTGTGAATCACCGGCAACGATTGCCCGTGTCAGTTGTCTTCGTAACGCTTCCCGCTAATGCGGATCTTGCTTGAGAGGCTTTTCTTTCCTGCCGGTGCGTCCTGATAGGCTTCGCCGTAGCTCGCCGCTTCTTCTTCGCCGGTGTTCAGGCTGTTCAGAGTTTCCTGAAGCTCGCCGACTTGTGCCTGCAACCCTTCAACTCGTTTGTTTAGCTGCTCAATGTGACGGGTCTGTGCATCGCTAAACGATACGCCTTCACCGAACCACTTCGCGCCGTTGTCAGAACCAAACGATTCAGTGAACCGATTCAGCTCTGCCGCGAATTGCTCACGGGTTGGCTGCGGTTCTGCCGCTGGTGTTTCCACCGTTTCAATGTCTTTCGACATAGGATCACTTCCTTTCTGGAGAGTGAGATTGTGACGAGTTAAAAAACGTGACACTGCGGCAGAAACGCGGTCAGCATCCACACTCAAACACGCCAAGTCGGGCCGCTCGTCTGACAGCCCTAGCGCGTATTCCATAAGCGAATCAGCTTCGCTTGCTATTTCCTGCTCCCGGTGAAATAATCCGTTAGGGTTAGCCGCCGGTTCATCGACAACGTCGCCTGCTCGCAATCGCGAAAGCCTCGCGTGACTGAAGTTGTTTCTGTTGTCCTCATCTGGACTAACGAAGCGATTATTCTGAGTGTTCTCGGCGTAGTGCTGTTCGCTGGCTTCCATATCGTGCTCGAACACGATCGACAGCCCGAACGCTTCCGGATCTTCCTCGGCCAGAGTCATTACGTAATCGGCCAGATTGCCGTCTGGTGTTTTCGTGGCCGCTTCCGCAAAATGCAGATCCGCGTAAACCTGCTCGCCGACTGTCTGTGCATTCGTCAGCCTGCCGAGGTAACGCCCCATACCATCGGATGACAGGCCGGGATGAGTGAACCGTGCCTTAACGCCGCCACTGGCCGACTCGCTGCCATTGATTGCCCCAGTGACATCACTTAGGAAATCGTTATCAATCCACATCTCATGCCCCAACGCTTCGCCGCGTGTGATGACAGAAACGCCTCGGATAATACCAGCGCTAAACATGCCGCCCGTTCGATCGACAGCCCCAGCACCGTGAGACACTGACGCCCGAAAGTATTTCAACGGCTGATTGATGATTTCGTCTGGTGTCATGATCTGCCCCGGCTGTTGTTTGGCTGTGGCGGTTCTTCTTCAACGACTGGCACCGGCTGCATAACGAATTCGAGCGGAACGCCCTTTTCCGTTGCGTATGCCATCGCCTTAGCAATCGCGTCCACGTTTTCCTCGTATTCGCCGCGCCCCGTCTCTTTACAGATCCGGTACGGGTTGTCGAGTCCCGCCTTGATAGCAGCGACAGCCCCGTTGATCTCTTTGGCAGGATCCCACCACGGCATTCCACGATGAACCCACTCAAATTGCAGATCGCCTACCGTGGCCCCTGCGGGTAATTGCAATTCGCCGCTGATAATCCACTGCTGCAATTTCCAGACAGTCACCTTGCGAAGAAACTGTAGAACGTCTGCCCGTTTATGCTGACAGGATCTGTCATACAGGAGCCACGCCGAACGGCTGCCGAAGAAGTTCGTATGAGCTTCATCGAAGAAGTTGTACGGCAGGTCCAGAGCCTTTAGCGCGATCGAGAGAACCGTGTTGATAAACTCGCGGGTGTTACTGCCAGGGTTGTCTGACTTCAGAAACTGAGCCGTATCGCCCGCGTTTAAGTCGAGCTGTACCGGCCCCTTGCCGAAATCAACCTCGTACCCTGTCGCGTCGTTGCCGGACGTGCCATTCATTCCCATGTCAGCATCACGGGAGAACGTCAGGGCGAATAACTGCTCGACCTTCATTTTCGCGAGTGCGTAATCGATACCCTCGTAAACGTCCTGAAACGAGTTGATAGCACTCGATAACGGCGACACGCCACGGACCTGGTCGAATCGCTCGAAGTATCCGTGATGAATCATGTTCCGTGCGGAGATTTGCCGCGCGAAGTTAAACCCGCTGGAGTCCGTGCGATCCCACAATGCGTAGGTTGTCGCCGCACCCATGCGGTTGACTTTGATGCCATTGAACCACGTTTCGCCCTGTTCGATCTTGTCGGGCTGGCGGATCCTGTCGCCCTCGATCGCTTGCAATTTGCCGCCCTGAAGTTTCAACGCGAAAACGTCGCCGTCAATCGTCCGACGGCCCTCAAACATGCGGAGCATTTTGCCGAATGGATGGCGTCCGGCTGCGTCGCAATTTGCAGGACGCTGCCACGTCTTCATCAGCGTTTCGATCTGGACATTCAACGCGTCATCTTCGGTTCGCATCTGAAAATCGAACGCGGAAACGTAGTCCAGATGCTTTCGAATTGCCCATGCGACCAGAGCGAAGTTACGGCATAGGTTCCGAGTGCTGCCAACCATCTTGTGACGGTCTGCATTCTTCAACTGTCGGTCTTCGTGCTTCAGGATCGACGAAACGGCTTTTCGCTTCGTGCCACCCTTAACAGCGTCGTAACCGCTGGAGAATTGCCGCGTCAGCCGATTACGTTGACGGGCCAGCGTGCGTGCTTGAGGAGTCATACGCCGCCCCCGATGTTAATCGTGGCAACGACTGGCCGTTTATTCGCTTGGCCTGTGCAAGCTGCAATCTCTGAGTTGATACGGTTCAGCACCGCCACACGTTCCGCTATTGAGGCGAACGTAGTCGTCTGACCGTCGACGCTGATCGACAGCACGCCCGAGGAGATTGCATCCTCCAAGGCGTCGCGTCGGTCTCGTAATGTTTGCAGGCTTGCCATGCCCTGCATTGTCAACGCGACTACATGCCACGTAAACCGCTAGTGTTCGTTATGCGAACTCATTGTATAGCCGCCAACGCGTCGACGGTCAGGTTTTCGAATCGCTGAACACGCAAACACTGCCCGCACCCCTTGCACTTGCAATTGAGCCAACGCACCAGGTTAAACGGTGTGCCGTCGCGTTTCGTGCCGCTGATCTTTCTGTGCTTGATCGACTCATAGCCAGTCCTGCCCGTGGTCTTACACTTCGGGCACATCGCCGGGACTTCCTCGACTTGTACGCGCACCTCTCGTGGCTTTACTGGCGTTATTTGCTTCGGCTTTGACTTGCTCATAAGTATCTCACGTTCCGTTTTTTCGTTGTGGCTTGGATCGGTGCCTGTGCCGACAGGTTGCAGCCAGACATTGAGGCGCCAACCAGGCAGCCTACCATCGCATCCATGAAGT